ACTGGACCTAACACAAAATTCCTCCGAAGACGTAAAGGTGAAAAGCTTGGTAATATAGATACAATTGTACTAGATTGCCATGCCCTAAACCAGGATAAGAACTTACTTAACATTGTTAAGGAAGGTTATTCATGTTTAGGAATCGACTGGTCATTCTTTGATGATTATCTAAAGATTGATCCTAAAATTTACATGGACGACAATTACTCAATAGAGGATCTGTCGAATTACGATGTTATCGTAGTCCCTGATAAATATGCAAAGCAAAGAAAGGTTTTTAGAGGAAACTCTATAATCCAGAATCTGCTTGCAAAGGTTAGAAACTACGTAAGACTCACGCATAAACGTATGCCACATACTAGTTTTTATAATCAACCAGTTGGTAGAAGTATAGTAAAACAATGGACCGAGGGTTTTCCTTATTCCGCAGATGCTTCTAATTTCACTACGCGCTTTCCGATAGAAGTACAGCAACCTGTACTCGACTACCTTCTTCACGATGTGAAGGAAACAAACGAAATATCGGGCAAACAAAGGACATTTTCATGGATTATACACATTCTACTCAAAGGGTCGAAGTTTAAAACACCAGATGGTGGTTATACGACTTTAGGCGCGGGTACAGGGATGGGTCTTTTCCTTTCAGCCGAATTAGCTGACATGACACATAACATTTTATGTGCTTATTTAACATACAAGGCCACTAAGGGAAACAATCGTTTTCCAGTGGATACTTCTGTTTACATTGTAAACATCGACGATGTTTGTTTTGAAGACAGTAACAGCACCGCAGCATTGTCTTACCCATCAATGATGGAGACGCTGGGGGTCAAGATAAACCCTAACAAGGGTTATAAATCTGACGTGTTGACAAATTATAGAGTTTCAGAATATCTAAAGTCCATAGTTGTCGACGGTGAGTATGTGTCACCTCATTCTCTCAAACTTTTCTCAGCTGTTGCTAGATCACCGTCTAACATAATTATGTTAGATGACCTTCTCAACGAATGCGAGATTAGTGACGAGGGTTTACAAAGTATTTTAAAATCATTTTACAATTGTAAGATAATTAGAAAAGGAATTTATAAAGATAAATTCTTATGGGAGGTATGCATGTTGCATTTAACCTTGTACCGTACTTTGAAACATAAAGCCTCTGAAGGTTACTTATCGGAAGAAACCGAAATTTTCGGCAAATCCCACAGTAATCTTGACCTATTTCGTCAGTTCTTAGAACTGATAAGGTTGGATCTAGTTGATTCTATATTGACAAAATTCCCAGGTTTTGAAGATCATGAAATTGATGCTGCTTCTACAGACGTAGAATTTCTACGTAAAGTTGCGGAAGTTTCCAAAATTGAAGAACGATTGTTCGTCATACCCGGAACGGAGCATATTACCCCTAGGGGTAGTAATGCTGTAGTACTATTAAAACAAGTTTTACCTCGTTTTAGGTCTATGAGTGAGCCCGACGGGCTCGAGTTCTCAGAGGCCGATTTCATAGAATTCGACATGTCTCTTTTCGAAATTTCGTGTGAGACACTAGAACCCGATTCAGTACTATTCAATAATGATAAAGAGTTTCTGGATATTGAGAAATTCCAGCTTTATCGTTCCTCATCAAATCTTACGGTTGAAGATAGGAAAAGGAGATCGGCTAAATTCTCCGGTCTTATAATAAAACTTTTGAAAAGGGTTGATGAAAATCAACCTATATATTTTAGCCCTCAATCAGATAAGCAATTGCTTGGTCTGACTTAATCGAAGTCAACGAC